GCCGCTGGTGATGGTGGCCGTGGGCGAGGCGAGAACCTCGGCCGCCGTCCACGCCGGGGCCGCTGCTGCGCGGGTGCGAACCGCCAGCGTCGAGCTACCCGAGGGCGCCGTGTCGGTCGTCACGCGCACCGTGGCGATGCCGTTGCCGGTGCTGACGACGGTGGGGCTGGAGAGGACGGCGCCGGTGTTTACCTTCTCCATCGACACATGCGCGATGAAGGTGGCATTCGTGCCGCCCGCGTGGTTGCCCAGGTCGAGCACCATCTGCGTGCCGGTGAAGGCCAACTGCGCCGCCGCGTTGTTGCTCGCCCAGTTGGCTGCCGACGTGCGCAGCACCCCGGTTGCATCAAGCCATTCGGCCGTGCCCGTGCCTGCGTTGATCGTTGCTAGAGCCGCCCCGCCGTCACCGTCTCGAATGACGCAGCGATGCGTCTGCGCGTTGTCGTTGTCGCCAAGGGCCAGCCGCACGTCGTAGGTGCCGGCGCCCTCTGGGAGGTCGAAGTAAAACTTGAACAGTCCCGCCGAGTTGTTTTTCTGCGCGCCACCAGCGAGCCGCCTGTCGATGCCGTTGCTGCGGTCGCGGCTGTTGGCGTTGATGTCAACATCAAAGCCGAAAGTTTTGCCGCTGCGCGTCGTCGGGTACGCTTCCGAGAGCGAGTAGGTTTCGCCTGTGCCGTCGGTGACGTAGCCGCTGGAAGCGCGGAAGTTGATGCCGTGGTAAGCCATGCTCAGAGCCTCGGGTCAGTCCAGCCAGCGGGGATGTAGGCCCAAATCTGGCCCGGGTTGTCTTGAGTTGGGAACAGGCCCACGCGCATGTCGTCAGCCCAGCGCCAGCGGCCGGCGATGGGGTTGAACGTCTCGCCAGAGACCGGCGTCACGGGCGGCACGCTGCCGCCGCCGGGGATGTCACGTCGCACGACCGACCACCCCGCATCCGGCGTCACCCCGCCCGAAGGCGCGGGCTTGAAGATTTGCCACATGCTTGCCGGCGAGAGGCCGGGCGTTCCGACGGAGCCACGACACAACCCGACATAGCACCCATCGACGGAATCCCACAGCAGTCCCGGCTCGCCCTTGCTTTCAGACTTGAGCGCAGCATCTCCGGTCGGCGTCGTCGGACGCCGCCAGCTCTTGGTGGTGCGCTTGAGGTCAACGAACCGAAACGACTCGAAACTTCCCGCGCCCTTGGCAATCGACACGAGCACACGATCCACGGGGTCAATGGCAATGTTCCCGCTGCCGAGCAATTCGCCGTCGGCGTAGAAGCTGATGTCGGCAAACACCAGCGACACCACGTCTAGCGTGTAGTCGGTCGGGTGAATCTCAGCGCGCAGCAGCGAATTGGCGCTTCCTGCGGTGTAGTACACAACATCTTTGCCGTCTTCCGTCACAGCCACTGCGCCACGGTCTACGTGGTTGGCGTATGTGGTGCCGCCGAACACGGGCCGCGTCGGGTGCGATGCCTCAAACCAATCGTGCAACCGCCACGCATTCGCGCCGGGCAGCGACGTGCCGCGGTTGCTGCCGGTGGCGCCACCGACGTAGCCTTGCCCAGCCAGCGTCATGCCGAGCGACCAGGCACCGGCCGCGCGCAGCTCGGTTTGAAAGCCCTCGATGCCGGTGTCCCAAACTTTATTGGTTTGCGCATCGCCGTAGGTGGCGCCGGGCATCACAAAGTAGCGCCCGCTGCCGGGCAGGTACACCGAGTTGCAGTAGTTGTGCGCCGACACCGGCGACGAGTTGAAGTCCTTGGCCCGGTACGACGGGTAACTGCTCGTCTGCACTAGCGCCGGCCCGTTGAAATCGAGCCGGTAGTCGCGCGTTGACGCACGCCACGAAATCACCTCGCCCGCGCTGCTGTTCGCATGGCCCACGCCCCAGCTCGTGAAGGTGTGCGTAGTCGGGTTGTAAGCCCACGAGGGCCACACGTAGAAGATGCCGCGCGGGCTGTTTGGTACACCCCCGGTGAAGTCGAGCAGGGCGTCGGCTGGTATCACTTCGGGGAAGGTGGTGCCGGTCGGATCGTCAAGCCGCACCCACATTTGTCCAGCCGTTTTTGCTGCGGCGATGAGGTCGAGCGAGGCGGCCAGCGGATCTGGCGCAACCGGCAACGCATCGTCAGCCGTGAACACCAGCCCCGACACCTTGACCGGGCAGCGCTCCTTGATCACGCCCACGAAGTCCACCGCCGCCGCGCCTGCTCCTGCCTGCGCGTCAATCGAGAAAATCGGCGTCTCATCCAGCAGCCGGAACTCGACGCTTTCGATGTCGCCCGCGCTGCTGTGCGTCCATGCACTGCGCGCACCTGGCGAGAACTCCAGCGGGTCGGTGCCGCCAGTCGTCCACGCGCCGAGGGTCTGTGTCTGCCGCAGCACGCCACCCGTGCCCAGCACGCGCATACGCACGCCACCGCCGGCCCACGGGGCAAGCATGGCGTCACGCTGCGCCGTCTGCGACGTGGCAGCGGCTACAGCAGAGCGCGTCGGGGCGTGGAGGATCGAGAAGGGCATGAGCTATCAGGCCGCCGTGTGCGTGATTGACGCAGCCGTGACGGTCACGGCCTGCCCGGCAGCGATCACCAGCGTGCCGATGCCGTTGTCAACGATCACTTGCGCCCCGCTGCCCGGGATGCCCACAGGAATGCCTGTGCGCCAATCGGTGCCGCCGCTGGTGCGGAATCGGGCGCTTGCCACGGTGCCAGCCGTGCCCGTGGTGGACTTCGGGAAGCCCGAGAAGGTCTGCACCGCGCCGCTGTTGGTGCTGGCCGGTGAGTTGAGCGTCACGGTCGCAAGCGAGGTGCCGCCCGCGTTCATGAGTTGAAGCGTGCCGCCAGCAAGGCCAGAGGCGCCGGCCGCTGCAAACGCGGTGAGGGCTGCGGTTTGGAAGGTCATCAGTAGCCTCGCTCGTATTCGCGCGTCATCAGAAATACTCCGCCACAACAGGCGCCGTATCTACGCGCTGCTGCCCGATCATGCGAAGCGTCCGCATCGATTCGGTCTGCCGGGCCGTCAAGCGCGCGGCCTGCTCGCCTGATAGGCCGAACTCGTCCACCAAGTCGCCAGCAACCAACAGCGCAAACGCGCGCATTGCGCCGGGCGGAACATCAGGGACCGCGCCGCTTTGAACGTCAGCAGAAATTGCCTGATACGTCAGATTGGCGGTCGTGTTGCTCCGCGGCACCGGCCAGAAGCGGCACAGCGCGCCATCAATGAAAAGCAGTTCGGGCTCGCCTCCGTCGGCCTTGTTCGGCAGGGCCTGATACTCACGGTGCGAGACAACCCGAAGGGGGCGCTCTTCGTTGCCTACAAGGACAGTCGCCGTCACGGGATACAGGAAATCAACAGCGCCGATGGTTGCCGTGGCAACGCCAGCCGTAAGCGGCAGCGAAGTTTGCGCGCCGGTTACGTTCCACCAAAGGACGTGCAGCGTCTGCAGTTCCTTCAGCCGCGCGTCCATTGCCTCGTACACCAGCGCCGCATCTTCGGCTTCGGCGGTGTCAGACGCGCCGATAACGCCGAGCTTGCGAAGGATCATCTCTCCGAGCTGCTCGCGGGTGCGGGTCCATGTGTACGTTGGCATCACCGGGCCTTGGGTGGTCGCCCGCGCCGTTTGGCGTCGGGCAGCGCATCAAGCACTTGTACGCCGTCAAATGACTCAGCGAAGAAGCGATTGCCGCGCAGTTTGTTGATGGCGTGCTGATCGATGACTTCGACCGCAACGCCGGCCGGGAACTTCAGCCCAAAGGCATCCGTCCCCGGCTCGTCACCTATGTAGGTGAAGTGGGCCAATCTCAGGGCACCACGTAGAACACGACAACGCTGACCGAACCGGCCGCAAACGTCGCCGCAGCAGCGACGAAGGTCACGGTGATGATCGTTTCAGCGGTGAAGCTCGGCAGGACGCCGGTCGCCAGAAGGCCGTTCAGCGGGTAGTTGACACCCGTCACGTTCGACACGTTGCCCGAGGCGAACGCATCGCCCGACACCACGCCGAAATTGCCCAGGCCGTCCGCGTCGGTCGAGTCGTAGGTGCCGGAGCCACCGTTGGCAAGCCAGCCCACATCGATGTCGAGCGTTTCGGTGCCGGTGTCGAGGTCGGCCGCGTACAGGTGGCCGCCCAGGACAACCGCACCCGCGGGCAGCTTGCACATCTGGCCGATGTCAGCGATGGTCGGGTTTACGGCCACCGGAAAGGTGCCGTAAGCCGCGCACACGATGCCGGCGCCAGTGGGCTGGAAGACGGGGAAAGAATCGGCCGCGCGGGCCGCAGTGAAGTTAGCCATGTCAGTTCCTTGTGTGTGTTGCGAAGCAGGGGCCAAAGCCCCCGCACGCTTTAGGCATCAGCCACGGCAGCGAACCAGCCGGTGACGATGCCGTGGTCCTTCAGGTCGTCGGTGTCGCCCGAGCCCGAACCGAAAATCATCTTCTTGATGCCGCGAACTTCGCTCACAGCCACGCCGTTCACGAAACCGTAGTCCCGCGTGTCGGTCGTGGTGCGCGTGCGTTGCGCAAAGCCCACCGCCAGCGCTTGAGCGCCGCAGAGGAAAGATGCACCGATGCGGATGCTCGAAGCGCCTTCCAGCACAGTCGGCAGTTCTGGGATCTCGCGCACGATGACGCCATCCCACACCAGCGCGCCGCCCTTGAAGATCGGGTTCGTGGTCACACCACGTTCACGAGCATCACGGTTGGCCTGCGTCACGGTGGAGTTCAGCGCGAAGTCGCGGAACGAGTTCGACGGCACGAACAGCACGTACCACTCCTCATCGTCGTTCAGACGAATCGGGCGGATCTTCGGGCTGGCCGCTTGGGCGATGCGCTTCATCAGCGAAACGGCTTCGGGGGTCAGCTTGTCGGCCGTGTTGTCCACGTTCGCCAGCGCCGTGGCGTGCGTTGCCGAGTAGTTCGACTTCGCAGCGCCGACCAGAACGCGGTCCACGTTGTCCACCATCCACGCATTGCGCTGCGCGGAAGTCGCCGAGGCGTAGGCCACACCGTTGATCGAGCCCAGCGCGGTGATGATGTCGTCGCGCATCTTGGTCATCGACCACATCTTGAGCATCATCTTGCCCGCATCGCGCAGGTCGATGGCGCTCTTCTGCTGGTCCCAATCGGTCACGGCCACGGCGTGCCGCAGGGGCTCGACGTAGCAGCGGAACGAACGGGTGTCCAGGGCCTCTTCGTTGCCTTCCAGCGTGCCGTTGCCGGTGACGCCAGAGCCCGTCAGTTCGTTGACGAGCGCGAAGGTCACGCTGTCGCCGGACTTCTTGGTAAGGTCTTCCTTGAGCTGGATGATGCTGTTCTCATCCGTGCCCATGTACTTCTGAAAGCGGTTGTCGCGGATGTACGCAGTGAAGAACTTGTCGTCCCACTGCTGCGGGGTAAGCCCGGTGCGGGCGGTCGTCAGAGACATGATGTTTCCTTCAGGTGCGGTTCAGTACCGCGTCGAGTGGTGTCATTTCCGACACGGCGGCCTGGAATTGGCCGCGCGTGTCTCGGGCTTGCGTCAGGGTCTGAGGAATGGGGGCACGCACTGGCGGCGGCGCCACGGGCTTGGCCCGCAACATCCCGCGCAACTCAGCAATCTCAAGCAGCATCTCGCCTTGCGGCAGCGAGGCAACGCGGTACGCTTCCGCCAAGTCTTTCGACAGGTGGTAAGCCACGTCAGGCCCGCCGCGCAGCACCAGCGCTTTGCGGAAGTCGTCGTGAAGCACAGGACGCAGCGCCTCAATAGCGGCGTCGAAGTCCTGATACTTGGTCTGGCCTTCCTTCACTACGGACTCGGTGCGAGTGTTGATTTCCCGCTCCATTTGTTCCCGCTGCATCTGCTGCTGCCAGGTCTGCCGCTCCCTCTCCACGCGGGCATTGGCGCGGTACTCAACAAGGTCGTTGAAATACTGCGTTTGATCCGTGTATTGGTTCGGGTCCGGCTCGCCTTGGCCGCCTGCTGGCCGCTGCCGCTGGGACTGTTCGTAAAGCTCGCGGTAGTGAGCCGCTTGCTTTTCCGCTTCCTGCCTGCGATTGCGTTCAGCGATTGCTGCCGCGACAAGTCCTTGTGACTGCTTGTCTTCCGTCTTGGGCGGTTCTGCCGGTGGCGCAGTTGTTTCACCCGTGGGCTGTTCGACCTGTTCGACCGCTTCAGCCTCTACGGCTTCCACGGCTTCAACTTCGGCCGGACCCTCATCGCTCAAGATCGAATTCAGCGTGCTATCCATTCCCACTCTTCGCGCCCGGTTAGGCCCGGCGACAGCCAACACGCCCGACAGTCCGGCGACGACCGACAAGAAAAAGGCCCCCAAGGTTTCCCGAGGGGGCCGAACTTGCCGAGGAGAAAACTAGTCCATGAGCGCGACGATGTACGCCACGTCCATCTCTTCAATCTCTTGCGCGATGCGCTGCATCTCAAGTTGCAAGGCCACTTGCCTTTCGGCTGAACGCCTCACCTTTGCAACGTCTCGCGCCGCCTCCGCGATGGCCTCTTGTGCCCTTGCGTTGGCCTCTTCAATCTTCAGCGCCTGCACCCGCGCTGCTATCGCCGCCTGCCGCTCCCTGTACGCAGACAGAAGCAGCTCGTTCGGCTCTAGGTACTCGCTCCGCTCTTCTTGCGCCTCGTCCTGTTCTAGCTGCTCATCGGGCAACAGTTGGACGTATGGCCGCCATGACCGAGTTTTGCGCGTCCGCGGCTTGCGGAAGCTGCTAACCGACGGCGCTACATCGCCGCCGACAAGCGCCAGCAGCAGAGACATGGCTTACTCGTAGTAACCGCGGAAAGTGACCACCGTCCAGATCACTTGAGAAGCGGTCGCCGTGCCTTGAATAAACTTTGCCACCGCGCCGATCAGTTCACCAGGCGCGACGACAATGGGCGCGCTGCTGAAATCCTGGTCAAGTTCCTGCGCCTGCGATCCGATGGCAGCGCCGACTAGCCACGTCTGCAGGCCGACACCGACACGCCGCGCCGCTTTGACCGTGGCCGTCGAGAACGACGCGCCTTCACCCGTGGCAAGGCTGTTCAACTGCGTGCCGCCGAAGGCAATCGACCACTGCACGGTCGTGGGCGTCGTTGCCACCGCCGCGCCGATGTTGACGCTGGAGATGTGGATACCCGTGATGACGAGGTTCCGGCCGGTAATGTTGATCGTGGCCGCAGGGTTCGTGAACGCCGTCACCCAGCCGTCGAGGCCCGGGGCTGCTGCGGTGATGCCCGCTTGACCACCTAGGCCCGTGGCGAGGGCCGTGGTCTGCGACAGCGCCGCGCCCGTTACCGTCGTGGCGCCCGTGGCGTTCGGCAGCAGGGCAGACGTGCCCATCGTGCCGCCGTTCTGGCCTTGGTAGGCCGACTGCCCCATGATGCACTGCTGCTGGCCCCACGGGCGGCCGCTAACCACGTCCATGAGGCCCACGCCGACGCGGGACACGCGCATCGTGTTCGTGTTCGACACGGCGCCCGTGTTGTACTTCATGATGAACATCGGGAGCGAGCCCTGCAGGAACGGCAGGCCGTTTGCCACAGGGAGGTCCAGGCGCCCGAGCAGCTTGTTGTCAAGCCAGAACTCGACCTCGCGCTCGCCCACAACCATCAAGAACTTGAACATGCTGCCGACTGTCAGCGCCGACAGCGGGAGCGCGGCATCAAGTGCGGATTCGACCGCGGTGCCGTTGAACGAGATGACGCCAAACACGCCGGCCGACGTGATCTTGAGCCAGCAGCCGTCAGTCGGCACCGTGGTGGCCGCGCTCGGCAGGCCCAGGCCCAGCAGGAATACCTCGCCCGAAATCATCGCGGCGGTGAACTGGCCGAAATAGGCTTCAACCGCCAGCGGGGCCGTGTTGACCAGCGGGAAATACTGTTTCGTGTGCATGAACGCGCCATGCGCGCTCGTCGTGCCTTGCACTGCCGAGAAGTTCACCGTACCGGCGCCGGGCTGCGCCGCCGTCAACGTGCTGAAGACGTAACGCCAGACGCCCGTGTTCTGCGTCGTGGCGTTGAACACGTCGTGGAACAGCACCGAATCGACGCCAACGCGTAGCCGGTAGTCGGGCGAAATCTCGCCTGACTTGCGGAATTTGGCGTTTGTCAGTTCGCCGTCGTCGTTCTCGACGTACAGGACAGCGATGCCAGCCTTTGCTGGGTCGTCGTTCGTGCGAACCAGCAGTTGCCGGTCGGCATCGACGTTGGCACCCGTGCCAGACAGTGCGCCGACGATGTTGGTATCGAGTGCCATCAGTTCGCCCAAACGTAGTGAACCCGGAACGCGCCTGAGAGCTTGTGCTCGCTGCGCCCGTGGATCGTGAATTCATCGGTGCCCGGCGCGCATGTCAGCGCACAGAGCATTGCGAAATAGCGGTGGTCTGCCGCCGTGTGCTTCGTCGTGGAGTCGTTGCCCATCACCCACGCTTCGACGTGCGTCTCTGCCGTCACGCCAGGCGCCGCGACGGTGGTCGACGCCTCATTGCTGCCCGGGTGCGCGGGAAACGTGATGTCGGCCTCTCCGGTGCCGGTCACTGCTCGTCCTGCATGTCTTCAATCGCGTAGACCTGCCCGCTCGGGGCGACCACGCGCTTGCGCTTTGGCTTGTTCATCTGCGCGATGGCTTCGGCCAGAAGCATCATGGGGTCGGGCTTCTCTTCGACCGGCTCGGTTAAGTCCTCTTCCACTTCCTTTGCCAGCGGGTCAGGCACGCCGACCTGTTTTGCCATCAGCGACACAGCGCCCGTCAGTTCCGCGATGTTTGCGCGCGTCTCGTTGTTCATGGCTGCGATGCGCTCAGCCGATGCGGCCTGGAACTCGGCCAGATCACGCTTGCTTTGCTCAACCATCGCCGTTTGCTGCAACCTGCCCTCAATCTCGACCTGCTTCACGGCCATGCCGCTCTGCGCCTCTTGCAGTTGCTGCTGCAGTTGCTGGATGACCTGTTGCGCCTCTTGCAGCTTCTGGATCGCCATCGCGCCTTCTTCGCCCTTGCCGTCCATCTCGTCAAGGATCTCGTCCTTGTTGCGGATGCTCGACGCCTTGATGAGCGCACGCGGCGGAATCGGGATGCCTCCCTTAGCAAGCTCGATCAGCCCTTGAAACTGCTCGATCTGCAGGCTGGCCGTTGCTGGCGCGGTGTCGAGAGTGATGTCAACGTCCATTTCCGCGACGTTGTTCTTCACTTCGGCAGGCTGCTGCAATGCGGGCGAAGCCTTGGCTTCCTGCTCCATCTCCGGCGTTACCTTGACGCCTTGAGCGCGCATGTCGTTGATGATCTTCTCGCCCATCGTTTGCGGCTGGTTCAGCCCTACGAACCTGACATTGCGCTCGTCGTCGGTGACGCGAACCCACTTCTCGGCGGTCCAATACTGCCGGACGCGGTTCCACACCTTGCGATACACAGCAAGCTGCCACGACTTGAACCAGTCGAACACCGGGCCAAGTTCGTTCTGGCCCATTTCTTGCCGAGCCATCAAAGCACGGCCGGACATCACCCGCTGCTCGGTGCCAGACATGGCAGCATTGACGCCAACCGCGTCGATTTCTTGCTTGGCCTCTTGCAGCAGTTGGAACTGCGCATCGGCCATGTCGCCTGTCGGGATGACGCCGAAGTCCTCGCCCAGCTTTGCATCACCTTGCAACTCGACGTGGCCGTCAGGCTTGGCAAGCTCGGCCTTAAGGTGGTTCTTGTCACCCGTGAGCGCATTCCCGAAGGTCTGCCGGGTGTTCATCAAGTGCATCGCTTTGCTGCGGCGCTTGTTGATCTCGTCTTGCAGGCTGATCCAGCGCTTGACAACGCCGAAGCGGTTGCCGTCGCGGTCGATGTAGCAGGAACCGAAGACGAAGCCGTCTTCTTGCGCGCCGTGCTCATCAACGTAGGGCGAAGGCATGCGCTTCAGGACGCCGGCCTTGGTAAACGTGCTGTGAAACACGCCCGCCGCCTCGTTCGACCACATCTCCACGATGCGAACGCGGCGGCGCTTGGGATCGGCCCAACGCAGGCGCGGCACATCGTCGAAGGTCTGCCCTTGCGCGGCGGATTCAGCCGCCATCGTGCTGTTCAG